TCCAACTTGACCAGTGAACTTACTAGCTGCATTGCCTGCGCCTGCACTCTTAGCAGCAAACTTGTCTAGCTCAGTGCCACCCTGTTTTAATCCGCTCGTATCTACGCCAAGCGCTATACCCAACATATCTGTCATTTTCGTTTTCTCGCTAGAGCTTTGAATTTATCCATCACTTCCGCCCTCATTGCTTTTTTATCGCGCTTGTCTTTGTAGTAGGGCGCATTACAACTATGCTCTTTTCCCTTATGCAGCCAGATAACAAACTTGTCAGACATTTTTTTTATGGCAACTGACTCATGATAAGTAAGGTCTAAACCCGTAGCCGACTTAAAGCCTGCAATATCAGAAAAGGTTAGTGACTGTATTGAAGTGGTCATATTAGCCAGTCCTATATCATGGAAAACCGCGACTAATTCTTGATTATCGCAGGGCGGCATATTAGCAAACTGAGAGCCAGCACCAAGCGCCTGTAATCGTGTTTGCTTCGACTTGTCAGGCGTTGAGTTTAGCCAGCCTAAGTGACTGGCATATAACTCTAGCTGCTGCTGGCGTTCACTAAAAAACGCTTAGTGTCATTAACTGCTGCAAGAACTTGATTTGCTACCCATTCAAAGCGGTAATACATATCCACAGCAGTATCGTGACTGAACTCAATCTCTTTTCCATCTACAGCCAACCCAGACCAGCCAAGGGTAATCTTTGCTGTAATTTCAGCGCCGATCATACAGGCATCCTCTGCCGATCCATCTTTATTGATTTTACGAGCACTTTCTAACATAGCGTTTTTATAAGCCATACTATCAGCACCTTGGACGTGAATCTTAATGCCTGTTTTTTCGCCAGTCTCACGATGAAGAATATCCACATGGATACCCTTCTCCGCAAAAGCTCGGCTGTCTAACTGAGCTAAATCAAACATTAATTAAACCTCGATGATTTTATTATCTAGTTCAATAGTAGCGGCTGCGCTGACAATCTGGTTAGCAGAACCGACGTTAGTGGTATAGCTGTAAACTTGGCCAGTGAAATACTGAACCGTTCCATCTTGCAGCGTTACACGATGAGAGTGAACAGTATCAATACCAGCACCATCTACACCGGCAATTAAGATGGCCTGACCAGCGTCAGCAGGAGTGCGCCCAAGCTGCAATGATAAAGCACCATCATTTACTGTGCCTTTGCGCTTAACCGTTCGGCGTGTTGCTAATGGATTGTGAGATACGACCTCAAAACTAGCGCCATACTCGCCCATGTCCGTAACTTCTGCCACTTCTGTCCAGGACAATGCAGCAAAGCCCGTATCGTCGTAAGTTGCTGGCTCTGCTGCTGAAATTGCGTAGCTAGTGCCTGCGGTTGTGAATACATCACTCATGATAATTACCTTATTTTATCGCGTTAATCGCGGTTATTAGTGCTTGTTCTGCATCTGCTAGGGATGTTCGTAGCATTCCTGCCGGTGCTTGGTTAGACCATCCCTCATACTCTAAGCGTCGAATATAAGGGAGGTTATTTGTTAGGTAAAACGTCTGCCCAGGTTTGAGTTTGTTAGCGCCAGCATTAACGCGCTTAACACTTGCTTGACCTGTCTTATCTGCTGATTTATTCATTTTCTCAGACGGCATAGCAACGGTAGCAAACCAGTTGCTTCTGGCTCTGCCGCCCGTGTATCCTGCTGGTGCTTTTGACTTCCATAATAGAGGATCACCAACTGGTGTACGCATAATGATTTCAGTGCTTAGGTTAATGCAAAACCCGCGAGCTACTTTCTCAATGTCGAGCTTCTTTTTATCAGCCCACTGACTGATCAAGGCCCCAAACTTATCACCACTGACAACAGTCATTAATTACTCACAAAAGCGCGATATGTGATAGAAACAGGTATGCGAGCATAAGCGCCATCTCGCAAAGAGGCATTGGCTTGAATGCTTTGTATAATGGTCGTCACTCCGCCGTATGTGAGCCTCTGACCGCGTTTAAATTCAGACAGTACACTATCACGCTCTGACTTTAATGGGCCGCTAGGATCGCCATTCTTGCCGCATACCATAATCTGATAAATGCCAGTGTGGTCATTTGATCCAGTGTTTTCAATACCTAAGGTAGTCGTAGAGGCTGGCAACAGGCTTTGGCGAAAGTGGATACCTTCAATTTCTTGCTCTGTGCCGTCGGAGTAGTACTCCCACTCAACAGGAATCGACTTGCCCGCTGCGTATGCGTTTAATTTAAGGTTTAATGCTTGTTCGATTTGAATAGCCACATCACTTCCTCAACTGAACGTAATAAATAACAGCGTCATCAGTAAGCCCGACGGCATGAGAATTCATCACTCTATATTTAACACCATCTAGAGTGCACTCCCAGTTAGGCAGAGGCTTAACCGATACTTTCTCGCAAAGTAGCTTAATATCACTTGATAGGATCGTATCACTGACTTCATTTTGACTGTAGTTAGTCGGGTAGCCATTGCCGGTGATTGTTTCAAGCGTGCCCGTTGTCTCAGTCATCAAAACAGGATCGTAAACCGCGCCAGAATAATAAGTAAATACAGCAGGCTGACCAAATTCAGAAAGTAATTCACTTGCGGTCTCGGCCATTTCACTGAAGAAAGTCATAGTCGAGACACCGAGAAGCTAGACATTCCGCCAAGATAAGCTAAGTATGGCTTTAGGTATAGATTGATTTTAGGATCGAATGACGAATTTGCAGAGCCTTCTTTGTACTCTATTTCAATAACATCGACTTTCTTTCTGCTAATGCCAGGCTTAATAGTAGCCGTCGGGTCGTTTCCCGCATCCACGGACAGCGCAGTAATGATTTGAGCGGTTTTGATGTCGTCAGGAATAACATTAGATTCAATACCTGAGCCATTAACTACAACACCAGTTCGCGGCCATTTAAGTGGCTGGGTAGATGCTGATTTATGACCTTGATAGCTGCGAGTCTCTAACGTATCCATAGCGATTATCAATAGAACATCAGCAGTCTTAGTCAGCGTAATACCTCGTGCAGTGGCATAAGCCGTCAACTCCGCTTCACTTGCGTAACTGTTGGCCGCTGGGTTAGTGCCTGTACCGTCTTCTATTACAATCGCCATTTTATAAATCTCTGCTGTTCATGTTGTGAATATATCATATTTATCTTGTGAATGTTAACAGCTAAAGATATTCGTTATCGACCAGCATCCCAACCACTCTACAGCTAACACGGCCAGTAGAGTTCTGCGTATCTGACGTAAAGTAAGCATCTGTCTTTTCAGGTATTGGAGTCATTTCAAAGTTTATTTCTATTACTGATTGATAAATGCTAACTACGTTTGTCTCAGTTGGTGGTATTCCTAAAGATGAGTTTCTAACATTCCAAAAGAAGTCGTTATCCCTTCCCTTTGGTGCGCTGAAATAACCAGAAAGGCCGAAAAGCGTGTGACCAGCTGGCACGGAGAAAAGAGCTAGATTACTCGTCTGTGACTTAGACCTATATCCGCTAACAATCATTGCGGTATTGGTTGGAACGCCGCCAGTATGCCCAAGCGCTCTGGATATATAAACATCACCAAGCGTTTTAGATACCATTCCTATTGTTCTGCATTTATTCACGCGCAACCCAACACCCGCGGCAAATGCAACGGGAGTCTGACCAGTTAGCGCAATTATACTGGTTTGCTGCTCGTAGTTTGAATCTAGCCACTCAATCAATACGTTTTGATTGTCTGACGCATTACTGCTACTGAGATAAAATGTCGATGGTGTATCTGTAATGACATACTGACTAGCGAAAGGCCAAATCAGTTTTGGTGTTACTCCTATGGACTCAGCGCAAGAATTAACATAAACCATGCTATGTCCTGCAATAAGTCCTTTTGACACTAGCAGAGTAAAATCCTCACTAGAAACCTTTAAGCGCCTAGAACCTTCAATGTCGCTAGTCATTAAGTCGCTAGGGCCGAAGTCTTGGATATTGTAGATGTCTGTCATTTTGTGGCCTTCATGATAAATAGAAACTCGCCACGATAGGCGCTTTGGTTAATTGGATGCTTAAACAGGCTATCATAAACAATGCCGTTCTTTACTAGCGCCGCATGAGCCGACTTGCCTTCTCTATCAATGTGCCAAACATCTCCACCAATAGCTCTTTGCAAAGTAAAAGCATAATCTTCGCAATCACCATAAAAAGGAATGCTAATAGAATCATAAATAAGATACTCATTATCAACATCCTCAACATAACTAAAGTTCCACAAAGCCAATCGGTGCGCCTCTTCATCAAGCGACAAAGAGACACAGCCAATTAAACTAAAGACTATCAGTATCAACAGGCGCATTAACTTCTAAACACTCTCTGACTTCATCCATCGATAGACTCAGTAGATTGTGCTCACACGTTGTTATGTAGCGTATTAGATAGCCTGTAACGCCTTTATACGTCACAGGCATGCCAATGTGGTGCGGCCTTAGTTCGCATTCTTCTGATACGATTGAGTGTGTCTTAGGCGCTTCAACCTCTTCTGGATTATCAAGCATTTTTCAGTACCTCTTTGACTGATACGTTGTCTAAAATTGGAGCAGCTCCAGCCATTGCCCTGCATGCAATATAACTATAAGAAGGGTCTTGGTTTTCAATATCAACACTAAACCAACCCACATCCCCAACCTTGAATGAGTAGGCGGTCCCATCATAAAACTCAGCATCACCACTTGTTCCGCTAGCAAGTGAACCAGATAGCCTATAGATTTCAGGTCTAATCAGTATTTGGTAAACAAGACCGAAACCAACTCCGTCGGCAAAAGCCACTCCACCCGAAATACTCCAGTTAGGGCTTGTACTCCACCCACTATCACTATCAAACCCACCATTAACAACCAACTCCTGCCCCAACCAGTCACCATCAGCCTGCTTATCAAACAATCCCCAGTCGGCAGC